GGGGTCGCGCAACCGCAAGGTCGGGGGCAAGACCATCCCGGCCGGCCGCCCGATCCTGCGGGCGCTGCGAGGCTCCTGGCCCAGCTAGCCGAGTTCGCTGCGCCCAAGCTCAACAGGTCCGAGGTGGTCGGCGGAGGGCGGCGGCCCGCTGACGGTCGTCATCAGGAAGGAAGCCTGAGGCATGGAGCAGCACGATGTAGCGGCCGCCAAGGGCTGGCGGACGGTCCTGAAGCCCAACGGCACCGACGTCGAGCTATCCATTACGTCACTGGTAATTGGCCGCCCGACGGTCATCCCCTCTATGCCGATGAAGCCCTGGTCGGTCGCGTCACCGACTGGCTGATCGACCACGGGCAGACGGTGTTCCAGATGTTCCTGCTCGACCGCGACGAGGCGAAGCACAGCATGCTGGTGCTGCAGCGTGTAAATGTCCCGCACGCCGGTCGCGTGCTGTCCCTCGGCACCGGCATCGGCGGCATGGAGGCGTACTGGAAGACGTGCTGCGGCCCGACGTCCGCTTCACGCTCGTCAACGCATCCAGGGCGCAGCTGGTGCGCTCTCGCTGCCCTGGCGAGCGTGTGCAGTGCGACATGCGCTCGCCCCTGGCTGCGCTGCCTGGGCGGCTGGGCTGGTACGACCTCGTGGTGATGGGCTACTCGCTGCACCACGTCGACGACGTGCCTGCGATGCTGCGCATGGCTCGCTCGATGCTGCGGCCTGGGGGCACGCTGCTCGTGCTGGACGTGGTCGACGGCACGCACCGCTTCCACGAGGTGGTGAACTACTGCAGCCTGCGTAGCTTCGAGCTACAGCATGCAGGGCTCGTGCGCCTCGACGGCGACTGCGAGTGGTACAGGCTGCCCACCGAGGTGATCGGCGAGCGTGCGGCCGAGGTGCTCGACGCTGGCGAGGTCGAGCCCTCGATGTGGATCGGCGCGGCCTGATGCTGCGGCTCGTGGCGTTCGTCATCGTGGCCGTGCCTGCTCTCCTCTCATCGGATGGTGCGCAGCATGATCTCGCTCGTGGTCGCCGATCCCTGGTGGACATATGGGCTCGACTTCCTCGTCGGCGTGCTGTCGGCGCTGCCGGCATGTACGTCTTCGACCGGTGGTCGACGTGGAAGGGCAAGCGATGATCTGGCTGGCGTTCGCGGTCGGCATCGTCATCGGTGCCATCGGTGGAGCCCTGGCTGTCATCTTCGGCATGGGCGACGACCCCGACCCTGAGGCTGTTGCAGCCTACCGGCGGCACGCGAGCCAGAGCGACCCACGCGATGCTGAGATCACCCTGCCCAACGGCTTCGTCGGTCGGCCGCCGCAGAAGGCGCTGATGCGCTACTTCGACCACGGCGGGCTGCGTGCAGCCTGCTGCTGGCCTCGTCGGTTCGGCAAGGACCTGACGATGCTGCACCAGACCGCGAAGATGAGCTTCGAGCGGCCGGGCATGTACTTCCACATGCTGCCCACGCACAAGCACGCGCGGAAGGTCGTCTGGGACGGCTTCGACAACGAGGGCAAGAAGACGCTCGATGTGGTGTTCCCCGAAGCAGTTGCGCGAGGACACCAACAAGACCGAGATGAAGATCACCCTGCGCTCGGGGGCGATCTGGCAGTTGGTCGGGCAGCGACTACTACGACAGCTTGGTGGGCTCCAACCCCTTCGGCATCGTGATGAGCGAGGCTGCGCTCTCCGACCCGAGGGCGTGGTCGATGTTCCGGCCCATGCTCGCGGGCAATGGCGGCTGGGCAGCGCACATCAGCACACCTCGGGGCTACAACCACTTCCACGACCTGATCCAGCTTGCCAAGAGCAGCGACCACTGGTTCCACTCGCACCTCGGCGTGCAGGACACGCACCACATCCCGCAGCATGTCCTCGACGACGAGCGCCGCGAGATGCCCGACGAGTTGTACCGCCAGGAGTACGACTGCGACTTCAGCGCGGCGAACGTCGGCGCGATCTTCGGCCGCTACGTCGAGCAGGCCGAGAAGCAGGGCCGCATCTGCTTCGTCGACCGGCCGAGCGTGAACGACGAGGTCTGGGTCACGAGCGACATCGGCTACCGGGACAAGGCGGCCTTCGTCTGGTGGAAGAGGATGCGCGGCGGCTTCGAGATATTCCACTACGACGACGGCAGCGGCATGGACGCCGAGGAGTGGATACCCAGGCTACAGAAGCAGCCCAGGGCCGACGTGCTGATCCTGCCGCACGACGCCAGGGCCAAGAGCTTCGCCAGCAAGCGGTCGGTCGTCGAGACGTTCCTGGCCGACCGGCCCTGGGCCGGCTGCGATGTGCGTGTAAATGAGCAGCGCAAGAAGGCCGACAGCATCAACGCCGGGCGGCTGATGCTGCGCCGGGTCAGGATCAGCAACAACGAGGCGTGCAAGCCGTTCCTCCAGGCTCTGAGGGCGTACCACTTCAAGTACGACGAGGAGACGAAGACCTTCCGCAGCGAGCCCGAGCATGACTGGTCGAGCCACCCGGCCGATGCGTACATGGAAGGCGCTGCCAAGCTCGTCGAGGTCGAGCCCCCGCCGCCGGAGAAGACCATAATCGTGCCGCCGCTCAGTCACGCGTTCACCCTGGACCAGTTGCACGAGACGGTCGGCATGCAATCCAAGCAAGGACGACTCTGATGGCGACCTACGGACCCCCCAAGCCCGCGACACCCGGCAAGCCTGGAACTACCAGTGACGAAAAGCCGTCGGATGGCAAGGAGCATCAGGACATCCACGACGGCCGCAAGCCCGGCGATCAGGCTCTGGTGCCCGAGCAGGCCAAGGGCAAGAACCCGGCCGAGATGGCGAAACGCTGGGAGCGGGAGCTTCAGGCTGCCAAGAAGGAGTTGTCGAAGTTCCACCAGACCGGCAAGCGGCTGGTGCAGCGGTATCTCGACGAGCGCGACTCGGCCGCCTACGACCAGAGCGACTCGAAGTTCAATCTGTTCTGGTCCAACATCGAGGTGCTGAAGTCCTCCTTGTATGCCAAGCCCCCCAACGTCGACGTCAGCAACACGCACAAGGACAGCGAGGACGACATCAGCCGCGTCGCCGCGAACATCCTGCAGCGGATGCTCAACAACGACTGCGAGGACGACGACGAGTCGACCTACCCGGAGGTGACGCGGCAGGCGGTCAGTGACTACCTGATCATCGGCATGGGTCAGGTCTGGTATCGCTACGAGGTCGAGACGGAGAAGGCCAAGACCGAGCCGGTCGTCGACCAGCAGACCGGGGCTGTCCTGGCCGAGCCCATCGACTACGAGGTGATCACCAACGAGGACGCGCCGGCAGACTACGTCTACTGGGAGGACTTCTGGTGGAGCCCCGCCAGGGTCTGGCAGGACGTGCGCTGGGTCGCCCGCCGGGTGTTCATGAACCGCGAGGAGCTTTGCGCCCGGTTTGGCGACAAGATCGGCAAGGACATCCCGGTCAGCAAGCAGAAGAGCAGGAATGAAGCCCTGGGCAACATCAACGACCCGTGGGAGAAGGCCGGAGTCTTCGAGATATGGGACAAGACCACGAAGTGCGCCTACTGGCACGTCCTGGGCTACAACATCATCTGCGACTACAAGAAGGACCCGCTGGAGTTGAAGGGGTTCTTCCCGTGCCCGCAGCCGCTGATGGCGAACCTCACCACCAGCAAGTTCATCCCCAGGGGCGACTACCTGCTCGCGCAGGACCAGTACCAGCAGATCGACGAGTTGACGACCCGCATCAAGTACCTGACGAAGGCTTGCAAGGTCGTCGGCGTGTACGACAAGAACAGCACCCCGGTCGGCCGTGTCTTCCAAGAGGGCATGGAGAACCAGATGATCCCGGTCGACAACTGGGCCGCGTTCGCCGAGAAAGGCGGGCTCAAGGGGCAGATGGACTTCGTCCCCATCGAGATCATCGCCCAGGTCATCGAGCGCCTGACGGCGCAGCGCGACGTCATCAAGGGTGCCCTGTACGAGGTGCTGGGCATCGGCGACATCATGCGCGGCATGACCAACCCCGATGAAACCCTGGGCGCGCAGCAGTTGAAGGCGCAGTTCGGCGGCAACCGGCTGCAGTTCAAGCAGCAGCAGATCGGAGCCTGGGTCGCTGGCGGCCAGCGCATCCGCGCGCAGATCATCTGCGACCGCTACCAGCCGCAGACGATCCTTGAGCGCAGCAACATCGAACATTCCCCCGACAAGGACATGGCGCAGGAGGCGATCCAGTTCCTGAAGACCTCGGGCGACTCGAAGTTCTACCGCATCAGCGTCGAGAGCGAGACGATGGCGATGGTCGACTGGGCGCAGGAGCGCGACAGCCGCACCCAGTTCATGCAGGCGGTCGGCTCGTTCGTCCAGGCGGTCACGCCCCTCATCCAGGCGAAGCCTGCGGCTGGCCCCGTGGTGCTGCAGATGATGAAGTGGGGTCTGGGCGGCTTCCGCATCTCGAAAGGAGATCGAGACGGTGCTGGATCAGGCCATCGCCGCCGCGCAGCAGCCCGACCCGGAGAAGGAGCGCCCCGACCCGCTGGTCGAGTCCCAGGTCAAGAAGAACATGGCCGACGCCACGCTCAAGAAGACCTCGGCGGTCAAGAACCTCGCCCAGGCCGACCAGATCACCAAGACCCCGGTCGGCGTCGACGGCGTGCCCGACAAGGGTCCCGGCGGCATGCCGATGCAGCCGCCCGTGGACAAGGTCCCCCTTCAACCCGCGCCGATGCAAGGCGCACCCATCCAGTAGGAGTCGACCATGACCAAGAAGGAAGAGAAGCTCGTCGCGCAGGAACCCGACCCCGTGATGAAGAGGTACGAGGAAGAGGCGCTCGCCGAGCAGAAGGCGCTCGAAGCCAAGGGCTACACCGCCGAGGAGATGCCCGCGCGCTTCCGCACGGGCGGCGCGACCTACGACGAGAAGGTCGCCTGGGTCGCCGCGCACGGCGGCGCTCCCGAGGTCCTGGGCGTCGTCGAGCCGGGTCACGCCGAGCCGAAAGATGTCGCGCCTGAGTGACCTCCTGCGCGAGGCAGGGACCGAGGTCGCCGGTCAGGCCGACGCGACCGGGCAGTTGCTCTGGGGGCTTGCCAAGCAGCCCGTGGCTGGCCTGACCGGGGCCAGCACGGGCATCACCAGCCTGCTGCGCGGCAAGGGCAAGGACGCCGCTCTGTCGGATGCGGTCGCCCAGATCGAGCGTGTAAATGCTGCGGGACCTGGGCCGCTCACCGAGCGCGGCGGCCAGCGGCTGCAGGAGATGGGCCAGACCATCGAGGGCGCTGGAGACTGGGCGACCAAGAACGTGCCCGGCGTGCAGGCGGCAGGCGAGGGCTGGGACCAGTACGCCATGCAGAACCCTGCGATGGCGGCCGGCATCGCCGGCTTGGTCGAGGCTGGCCCCGGCAAGGGTGCTGGCAGCGCCAAGAGGGCGGCCAAGAGCGCCATCGGCAAGGCCAAGACCGCCGCGACGGTCGAGGCGCTGCGTGCGCCCGTCATCGACCCCGAGCTTGGTGCTGCCCTGGCGAACCGCTACCCCGAGCCCGGCCCGCCGGAGATGAAGCTCGACAAGAAGAAGGGCACCACCTATCCCGGCAAGAAGCAGTCGCCCGAGGAGCAACAGCTTTGGGCTGCGCGCAAGCTCGCGCAGAAGGACATTGACGCCGGAGACTACACCCCGTACTACGACGTCGAAAAGCGGTTCCACACCGACCCCGCGCAGTTCCCCGGCGTCGGCGACACCCAGGTGTCGGCGCAGCCGGCCAAGCAGGCGACACGCGACCAGTACGCCGCGCAGTGGGACACGCCCGAGATTCGCGGCCGCCTCGAAGCGGCCTACCTGAAGGGCGCGAAGGACCCGAAGGCCGACCGCTGGTACGGCATGGGCCAGTTGGTGGACGACTTCAACAAGGAGCTTGGGGCTGAAGGACCGATGGCCTTCCGCCAGAATTTCAGCCACCCGATGGCGGCGACGACGGCGATGTCGAGCCCCGAGATGAACCTGATGCAGTCGGCCTACGGCAATTACCTGCGCAACAAGGGCATGGGGTTGCCCGAGGCTTCACATCAGATTCCGTCACCAGTAACCGGGCCGTCGACTCTGGGCAACCTCCAGATGTACGACAAGGTCGTCATGCAGGGCCAGGGGCTCGACCCGGCCGTGCAGCCCAAGCGCCACAACTTCGCGGCCAACTTCGAGGGTCATGTAGACCCCAGCACCATCGACACGCGGATGATGGGCGGCGTCGACCCGACCGGCAAGAACATTGCGCCGCCGGGGATGACCTACGGGACCATCGAGAAGGTCGCCCAGGACATCGGCCGCAAGCACGGCGACACCGGGGCCGACTCCCAGGCCAAGATGTGGGTCGGCCTGGGCGACGAGCCCACCAAGCCCATGATTCAGGTCGTCAACGAGGCAATCGAGCGCACGCATCGGATCACGGGCAAGCCCAAGGATCAAATCGTGCGCGACAGCTTGATCAAGGGCACCCACCCTCTGTATCAGGCCGGCGGCGTTGCAGCCGGGGGCGCTGCCCTGGCAGAATTGCTCCGCGACGAAGAGACTGCGAAAGGGTTCTGATGCCGACCTACAGCTTCAGGTGCCAGAAGTGCGAGAAGACCCTGGACGTCTTCCGCACGCTCAGTGACCACCTCAGGAGCCCCAGGCCGCTGATCTGCTGCGGCGAGACGGCCGACCGCTACTTCCCGCCGAGCGGCCGGTCGAGCGCCCAGGACAACGCCCTGGCCGGCGACCGGCACTACATCGGCCTGTGCGCCCAGGACGGCACCGACATCTCCTCGCGGTCGAAGCACCGGGAGTACATGCACCGGCATGGCCTGACGACAGCCGACGACTACACCGAAACCTGGGCCAAAGCCCAGAAAGCCAGGGAAGCCTATCGACGGGGCGAACGTGGCACCGGTGGAGTTACCCGTAACGATATTGCGGAGGCGTTTGCCCGAGCCAAGGGAGCCTGAGATGACTATCACCTCGCTGCTGACCGTTCTGCTGGTCCTGGCCGTCTTCGGCCTGATCGTCTGGCTGATCGTCACCTACATCCCGATGCCGCCACCCTTCAAGACCGTGATCATCGCCGTGGCGGCCATCGTCCTGATCATCTGGCTGGTCCAGTGGTCCGGCCTGCTGCGCCTGCACACCTAGCGTAGCCCCTTTCCCGCGTTCGTAAACCACAAGGAGAACCCATGCCACCGCTGCCCGACGACGACGCTGCCGTAGACGACGGCCCCGACCTCCGCTCGACCATCGAGAGCGCCATCGACGGCGCGGAGCCCGATACCGGGGCGTCGGCCGAGCCTACGACTCCGGCGGCCGAGTCCACCCCAACTGGGGTGGAGAAGGACCAATCTGGGGTGCCTGCCCAGGCGAAGGGCGACCGCGACTCGCTCGGGCGGTTCCTGCCGAAGGCCGAGAAGGCCGCAGGAGCGCCTGGAGCGACTCCCGGCACCCCTGGCCCCACCCAGCCGACGAACGGGGCGCTGCCGCCCATCCAGCCCGCTCCGCTGGCCCCTGCGCTGCAGGCTCCGGCCTCGTGGTCGCCGTCGGCCAGGGAGCATTGGAAGACCGTCGCCCCGGCCGTGCAGCAGGAGATCGCCCGGCGCGAGTCGGAGATGGCCCGCTACGTCAACGAGATGGCCCCGGCGCGCAACATCGCCGAGCGGTTCACCCAGACGATCCAGCCGTTCCTGGGCACGATCCAGGCCGAGGGCGTCGACCCGCTGACGGCCGTGCGCAACCTGATGTCGGTCACCCAGACGCTGCGCTCGGGCACCCAGTACGAGAAGGCGCAGACCCTGGCGCAGATCATCAAGGTCTACGGGGTCGACATCAACACCCTCGATGCGGCCATCGTCGGCGCGGAGCCCCCGGAGGGCAGCCGCCAGGGCCAGGGCGTCGACGTCCAGCAGGCCGTGCAGCAGGCGCTCGCGCCCCTGTACCAAGCCGCCCAGCAGCGGCAGAACCAAGTGATGCAGGCGGCCGAGGGCGAGGCGCGCACCGAGCTTGAGGCTTTCGCGGCCGATCCGGCCAACGAATTCTTTCAGGACCTCCGGCAGGAGATGGCCGACATCATCGAGCTTGGCGAGCGCCACGGGCGGACGGTGACGATCCCCGAGGCGTACCAGCGCGCGGCGATGTTGCATCCTGAGGTGTCCAAGGTTATGCTCGCGCGGCAGCAGGGTGCGAACGCCCGCCAGTTGACCCAGAACGCCCAGCGGGCTCGTTCCGCAGCAGTCTCGGTCAGGGGCACCGCTCCCGTCGGCAATCCGACACCGCACGAACCGTCGTCGATACGCGAAAGCATCGAGGCGGCCATCGAGGCGCACTCGGGGTACTGAGGTCCGTAGAACCGGGCCGGGGGAAGTAGGACCGCACGCGGCCACCGACACCCCCGGCAACGGCCATCGAAAGACTTCGGATGAGAACGGTCTGCGGCGTGTAGTCGCAGGGTACAACTTCATTCGGAGATAGCGATGGCCTTTCCAAACGTCTCGGACATCGTCGCAACGACGATCCAGTCGCGCACCCGCAAGATCGCGGACAACGTGACCAAGAACAACGCCCTCTACATGCGCCTCGATCAGCGCGGCAACCGCAAGCCCTTCAGCGGCGGCAACGTGATCTATCAGGAACTGTCCTTCGCCCAGAACGCGAACGGCGGCTGGTACTCGGGGTACGACCTTCTGCCGGTCGCTGCGTCGGACGTCATCTCGGCGGCCGAGTACAACATCAAGCAGCTTGCCTGCCCGGTCACCATGTCCGGCCTGGAGCAAATCCAGAACGCCGGCAAGGAGCAGATGATCGACCTCCTTGAGGCTCGCATCAACGTCGCCGAGGCGACGATGGCGAACCTGATGGCCGAGGGCATCTACAGCGACGGCACCACCTACGGTGGCAAGTCCCTCACGGGTCTTGCGGCTGCAGTGCCGGCGCTCGCGCCCGCCTCGCAGACGACCGCCTACGGTGGCATCGTCGGCTCGACGTGGACCTTCTGGACCAGCAAGTACACGCTGACGGCAGCGCAGACGGCGGCCAACATCCAGGGCTTCATGAACACGATGTGGGCGAGTCTCGTGCGCGGCACCGACCGGCCCGATCTGCTCGTGCAGGACAACGTGGCCTGGGGTGTGTACATGGCTTCGCTCCAGGCGCAGCAGCGGTTCACGTCGCCCGAGGTCGGCAACCTGGGGTTCCCGTCCATCAAGTTCATGGACGCGGACGTGGTTCTGGACGGCGGCATCGGCGGCTTCAACACCGCCAACACGACGTTCTTCCTGAACACGAAGTACCTCTTCCTGCGGCCGCACTCGGCGCGGGACATGGTCGCCCTGGACCCCAACAAGCGGTACGCCGTCAATCAGGACGCTGAAGTCAGCATCCTGGCCTGGGCCGGCAACTTGACCTGCAGCGGCAGGCAGTTCCAGGGGCGGCTGGTCGGAGCTTGATTTCGCCCTGATCAAGTGCGAAGACCGGGGGACGTGCGCCAATACGCCCCCGGTCGTTTTTTCAGCTTCAGGAGATACACATGCCCGCAGGACTTCCAGGCTCCACGCTTGTCCAGAACCTCGCCAATCCGAGCCTGGGCAACTTCGTCCTCTTCGACCTCCTCTCCGGCCCCAAGGGCTCGCCCAAGGACCGCGACGTCGACGTCCCCTACCTCGGCCTGCCGGCAGGCACGGGCTTCGCCGCGAGCGGCAACGCCTCGACCGGCGGCCTCTCGACCGGCATCGGTTTCGGCTCGCCGCCGATCATCGGCCTGACGGCCCCTGCGTCCATCCAAGCCGCAGGCTTCACCGACGACTACACGCCCGGCATCACCAAGCCGGACGGCACCGCCTCGGCCAATAGCTCGATCATGTACATCGGCGGCGGCAAGTCCGACGCCTATGGCGTGTCGAGCCCGTACACGGCCGGCTGGGGCATCGGTGGTGCCGGCCAGGGCGGCAGCCGTGACGCTGGCGCAGGACCGGCCTTCACCGGCTTCGTCACCAAGCTGGTCACGGCGACCGGTGCGGTGGCGACGGGCGCTGCGGTCGAGACGGGCTACAGCAACCGCTCGGGCTCTGCCCTGGTGACGGGTCAGTCGGTGTTCGGCTCCTTCGGAACCGCCAGCGCCGCACCGGCCTGAGAGGCAGCACGCCATGCTCATCGCGGGCGTGCTGAAGTTCGACTCGCAGGGTCGGATCATCCTGTCGGCCGGGCCGCCGGTCGACTTCAACGGGGGCACCCCCGTTGGAGCCGACGGCGGCCTTGCTGCAGCCGCAGGCTCCTCGCCTGATCTGCTCCTGGCCGGCATCGGTTACCTCGACAACGGGGCCATCACCGACAGCGACAACCCCCTGGTCGGTCCTGCCGGCCCGGTGACCAACGAGCTAGGCCAGATCAGGATCAGCTTCGATCCGCCGGCCTACTGGTACGCCGGGCTGCCGCTGACCGCCGAGGGGTTCCTCTCGATCAGCGACGGCATCATCCCGCCAGTGATCGGCCCAGGAGCCTTCGACCAGGGCTTCGACAACGCCTTCGACAACGGGAGCCCCTGATGGCACGCAAGACAATGTTCGCGTTGAAGGCTCAGGCTGACGCCACGCTGCCCGACAACGCCTCGCACCAGATCACCGCCGCCGCAGTGCGGACGATGATCAAGGACTTCATCGACACGATGACGCCGGGCTTCGGCGCGCTCGGTGCCGACACCGCCACCCTGGTCGGCCTGGGCGTCACCCCGGTGATGGTGGTCCTGCCCAACCTGATGGCGATCACCGCCGACTTCACGTCGTTCGGCCCGACCAGCGGACAGCTTCGGCGCAACGCCCTGGGGCTGCCCTCGACGAACACCCGCGTCACCTTCTACGTCGGCATCTCCTGCGACGTGGGCAACGAGGTGGTCTTCAGCCTGTTCCGCGACGGGGTCAACGTGCCCGGCGGCGTGACGATCAGCGGCCAGGGCAACACCAACATCGCCGAGGCGTCGTTTGAGGTCATCAACGCCGTGCCCGTCGCTGGCGATCCGGTCTACGAGATCAGGGCGAGCAAGATCAGCGGCGGCATCGACGACGTCGAGTTGACCGACGCGCGCCTGATCCTTGAGGTGGTCCCGACCATCGGCATCTGACGATTTAAACTGCGGGCTTCAGTGGGATGGGCTCGCCGCGTTTTCCAAACATCCCACGCACAAGGAGAACCCAGATGGCACTCGACGCGCAGCAGGTTGAAGCCCTGCAGAACAGCACCCCCACCGACTGGTCCAAGTTCGACCAGACCGTCGGGGCCGACGCACGCACCTTCGGACAAGCGCCCGGCGGGTTGCCCCCTGGCATGGGACCGGGTCACGACGACAAGCTCCACGTCCACTTCTACATGAAGCCGCGCATCGACATCGCGGAGTCGACCAAGCAGAACCGGCCGATCTACAAGGACGTGCCCTTCGTCACCGTGATGATCCCCGGCGACAAGAACAACATCGTCACCGCCGAGGTCTGGGACCTCCACATCCGCCGCTGGCCGCAGCACTGGGCGCAGTTCCAGGCTGGCGTCAAGGATCAGGTGGTCGGCACGCCGCTCAAGGTCGCGCCGTTCCTGACCGAGGCGCACATCGAGGAGCTTGCCTACTTCAAGATTCGCACCATCGAGCAGTTGGCGAACCTGTCGGACACCAACATGACCTTCATGGGCGCACGCGAGATGTCCGACGCGGCCAAGAAGTACCTGCTGACCGTCAACGGCAACGAGGCGCTGCTGGAGCGCATCAAGGCACTCGAAGCCCAGCTTGCCCAGCCTCACGTCGCCCAGGGCGACCACGAGGTGTCCGACCAGAAGCGCCAGCAGGAACAGCTTTCTGGCGGCAAAGGCGTGAAGAATTTCGGCCGTTGAAGCCCTAGGAGAGCATCGTGCCCACCTATTCGATGACCAACTTCTCGACGTTCCAGACGTTGATGCAACAGGTGTGCGCGATGCTCAACCTGCCGGTGCCGACCGACCCGGTCGGCTCCAGCGATCCCAACATGGTCCTGATGCGGTCGGTGGCGAACCTCGCCAGCCTGGAGATGCTCAACAGCTACGAGTGGAGCCAGTTGACCAAGGACGGCACGATCACCGTCGAGACGCTCGTGCCCCCGACCCCCGGCGAGTCGACCGAGGTCGCCTTCGACCTCCCTGGCGACTTCTACCGGTTCATCGACCAGACCCAGTGGAACGGCGCGATGCGCTTCCCTGCGGTCGGCCCGGTGAGCCCCCAGGGCTGGATGACCTACCGTGTCTTCCCGATCAGCGCCAACTTCACGCTGACGTGGCAGATGCGCCAGCGCCAGCTTTGGTTCCTGAATCCCCCGGCTCCTCCCGGCCAGGACTTCAGGTTCATGTACCTGTCCCAGGCGCTCGTGCAGGACGCTGACAACCCCGACCTGTACAAGAACGTGGCGACGAAGGCCGGCGACATCTTCCAGCTTGACGGCATCCTGATGACGTTGCTGACCCGGATGAAGTGGCTTGAAGCCCGAGGCTTCGACAGCAGCGCGGCGGTGCGCGACTTCCTCCTGGCCTTCGACTCCCGTGTCGGCGCAGAGAAGGGCGCGAACATCCTGAACATGGCCGGCGGCCGCCACGACTACCCGTACATCGGCATCGGCAACCTGCCCGAGGCGAGCCTCTACGGCATGCGCCAGAACTGAATTACTGGTGACGAAATGGCAACTTTGCCCCCAGGCTGGGTGATCACTCCGACCGACGAAATCGTCCCTAATCCCAACGTAGGGACGCCGGCCGAGGGTGCCTTCTTTGCCCGCCGGACCTTCATCTGCACCGATGCAGCCGGCGGCTACCTCTGCGCGTCCGGTGACCTGGGGGACTGCGAGTCGCAAGCCCAGGCGCTGGCCCAGCAGCGGACGCAGCAGCAGCCGTACTACGAGACGATTCCATGAGCCTCGTCCCCCACCGTCACCCTCGCGGCACGATCCCCCGGCGGTCGAGCGCCACGCAGAACCATCAGGCGTTCCCGTTCGGTGCGCCGCTGCGCGGCCTGGACGTGACCCAGCCGCTGCCGGGCGGCGACCCCCAGACGGCGATCCGGCTGGAGAACCTCGTGCCTCGGGTGATGGGCTGCCAGATGCGCCGGGGCTACCTGCGCTGGGTCAGCCTGCTCTCGGGCGAGGTGCGGTCGCTGATGAAGTACCAGTCGCCGCTGGGGGTCAACAAGCTCCTGGCTGCAACGGCCTTCGGCGACATCTACGACGTCACCACGGCGTCGTCCTCGATCACGGTGCCGGTGCCTGTCCTGGCGGTGCCGACCGGTGCGCCGGTCGGCGAGTGGACCTCGCTCAACTTCACCACCTCGGCAGGCGTCCACGTCATGCTGATGGTGAATCCTGGGTCTGGCTACTGGATCTACGACGGCACGACGTTCACCCAGATCACGCTGGGCGCCGGACCCAACCAGATCGCCGGCATCGACCCGGCGCTCTTCAGCTTCGTCACCGTCTACAAGAACCGGGTCTGGTTCATCGAGAAGGACACGACGCGCGGCTGGTACTTGCCCTTCGGCCAGTACGCCGGGGCTGCGACCGCCTTCGACTTCGGTGCGATGCTGCCCAACGGGGGCAACCTCCAGGCGCTGATCAACTGGACCTACGACGGCAGCAGCGGTGTCGGCGTGCAGAACCAGTTGATCATCGTCTCCAACATGGGCGACGTGCTGGTCTATGGCGGCGACGACCCGGCCTCGGCGACGACGTTCCAAGTGATCGGCCGCTGGTTCATCGGGCGCGTGCCTGTTGGAGCCCGGTTCTTCAGCAACTACCAGCAGGACGTGATCCTGCTGTCCGAGCGCGGCATGGTCTTCATGTCGGAGTTGATGCGCGGCCAGGGCTTCTTCCAGAACGCGCAGATCGCCAGTGCCATCAACAGTGCCCTGGCGCTGGAGATTTCGGCTTCGCTCGATACCCGCTACTGGGAGGTCAAGTTCCTGCCGCAGGAGCAGTTGCTGATCATCAACCGGGCCGAGACGAACATCGAGAACCTGCAGTGGGCATACGAGGTGAACAACAAGGCGTTCACCATGCTGCGCGGCTACCCGATGCTGACGGTCGAGAATTTCGAGGGCTTCACGTTCTCGGGCGACCTCGAAGGCAACATCTGGCAGTGCTTCGTCGGCGGGACCGACGGACAGGTCGACGACGTCCCTGGCAGCGACCTCCAGGGGCTCGTGGTGACCGCCTTCCAGCCGCTGGGCGAGGGCATCCGCGTCAAGCGGTTCCACATGGTCCGCCCGAGCTTCATCAGCGACTCGGCTCCTGGCATCCAGGCCGGGCTGAACAGTGAGTGGAACCTTGAGATCGGCGGGGCCGTGCCGGCGTACCTGGGCGCGGGCTCTGGAGCCTGGGACGTCGGCCTCTGGGACTTCGCCGTCTGGTCGGGCACGGGGCAAAGCTACGAGGCGTGGACCGGTGCCGCCGGCAGCGGCCGCTACGGTGCCCTGGCGATGAAGGTCCGCGCTTCGGCCGACACGATCTTCGTCGGCTGGCAGGCGCTGGTCGAGCCTGGGGGTGTGCTGTGATAGCGACCCAGCCGCAGACCGCCCTCGCCTACTGGCTCTGCCAGCGCATCGGCTCGTGCCCGTCGTCCAACATCCAGTGCATCGGCAGCGTCTCCGACCGCGACCCGAGCGTGCTGCGCGGGCGTGATCGGGCTACGACAGCTACAACGAGGCGTCGTGCGTGATGCACATGGCAGGCGAGCCTGGCTGGATCGACAAGCGCATGCTGCACGCTGCCTTCGACTATCCGTTCAACGTCATGGGCTGCAATCAGGTCCTGGCCTTCGTGCCGAGCGACAATGTCGTCGCGCTCGACATCAACCGTCGCCTGGGGTTCTCGCTCGTTGTCGAGCTTGACGGCGCTCACCCCGACGGCTCGCTCTTCCTCATGCGGATGCGCCGCGACGAATGCAAGTGGCTCGCGCCACGGAGGACCCACTGATGGGCAAGAAGTCAGGACCCCCGCCCCCGCCCGACTACACGGGCATGGCCGAGAAGACTGCGGCTTCAAGCCAGGAAGCGCAGACCCGTGCAGACTGGGCCAACCGGCCCGATCAGGTCACGCCCTGGGGATCGCAGAAGTGGTCCTCGGAGGCGATGGTCGACCCGGCCACGGGCAAGACCGTCACCAAGTGGGTCCAGAACACCACCGTCGACCCGAAGATGCAGGAGGCGCTCGACGCCCAGCAGAACGTCGACAACGCCAAGAGCCAGCTTGCCCAGGCGCAGATCGGCCGGGCCGGCGAGGCGATGGCGAACGAATTCGACTGGGACAGCCTCGCCAAGGGCGGCGAACGTGTCTCGGCCCAGAAGCTCGATCCCAGCGCCTACCTGTCCAGCGGTGCAGGCCAGGGCATCATGGGCAGCCTCGGCAAGACCAACGTCATGCAGGCCGGCGGCGACCTCGGCCGCCAGCGCACCGAGCAGGCGCTGATGGCCCGCATGCAGCCGCAGAACGACCGTGCCCAGTCGGCCCTGGAGGGCAAGCTCGCCAACATGGGGCTGACCCGTGGCAGCCAAGCCTGGAAGCAGGAGATGCAGAACCTGCAGGACAACCAGTCGCGGCAGGCGTTCGACGCCATGCAGACTGCCGGCACCGAGCAGCAGCGCAACTACCAGATGGAGCTTCAGGGTCAAGGCCAGCAGTTCCAGCAGGACCTCGCCGGGGCCGGGTTCCAGAACGCCGCCCAGCAGCAGGCGTGGCAGCAGGGCATGGGCCAGAACCAGCAAAACTTCGGGATGATGTCTGGGGCTGGTGCGCAGAATTTCAGCCAGGAGATGGCCGCCTCGCAGTACGCCAACACCCTGCGCCAGCAGCAGATCGCCGAGCAGATGCAGAAGCGGTCGATGCCGCTCAACGAGATGAACGCGCTGCTGACCGGTGCCCAGGTGGCGATGCCGACGATGCCGAGCTTCAACACCTCGCAGTCAGCCGGGGGCGTCAACTACACGGGGCAGCCAAGGACACCTACGGTGCCAACATGGATGCCTACAACGCGAAGCAGCAGCAGAGTCAAGCCCTCATGTCCGGTATCGGCTCGGTCGCCGGTATCGCAGCAATGGCGATCTAGGAGAACGTGATGCCCGTGAACCCGCAGAACGAGGAGATGATCCTCAACTACATGATGCAGCAGGGCGGCAACAACGCCGCCGAGCAGAACATCGCCCGCAAGCAGGCGCTCGTGAACCAGTTGCGCCAGTCGACCGCGATGCCCGACATGATCCAGGGCGGCGGCGCTCGCACGGTCCAGGCGGCCCATCCGCTCTCGGCGGTCGCCAACGTCGCCGGCCAGTTCATGGGCGCGCAGAAGCAGCGCGGCATCGACACCGCCCAGGAGAACCTGATGGGCGACCGCCGGTCGCAGCTTGCCGACCTCGTCGAGCGCCAGCGGATGGCGCAGCAGTCGGCGCTGCCGCTGCAGCAGCGCCAGGGCTATGTGCCGCCCCAGGCGGCCGTGCCTGGAGCCCAGCCGCCGATGGACCCGACGATGACGTACCAGGGTCCCTGAGGAGCTTCCATGTACGAAGAGGTCATCGACTCGATCCTGGGCGACCTCACCCCAGGCTACAGCCCTGGACAGGCGCGTGTAAATGCTCTGCGCGGCAACGAGCCTGGGTCGTTCGCTGCCGGCATGGGTGCGCCGGTCGGAGGTGCGAGCCCGATGATGCCGCAGCCGCCGATGCCCCAGGGGCCGCCGCTGCCCCAGCCTCGCCCGATGCCCCAGCAACAGCCCCAGGCGGCCCCTGGCGGGCCGCCGGGTGGCATGCCCATGCAACCCCCGCCACCCAGGACTGCGCTGCCCCAGGCGACCGGCAGGGGCTTCCCGCAGCCTGCGCCGCCGCAGCCCAACACGCCGGACATCTCCGACCTGAACGCGCAGAACGATCCGCTGCTGCGCCAGGAAGCGGCGCTGCGCCAGCGGCAGCAGGACGCCTTCGCCGAGCAGGCGCGGCTGTCGGTGCCGGGCGACCGCACGGCGATGGAGGAAGCCTACGGCAAGCAGGCCGAGGGCGGCAACCGCAAGCTCCTGCTCGCCCTGGCGGCGCAGCAGGCGGGCAAGGGCTTCGAGCCCTTCCAAGAGCATGCGCTGAAGCAGGCCGCCGCCGCGACGGCACCGATGAAGATGACCGGCGGGACGATGACACCCGAGGGCTTCATCGCCGATCCGGGGCACGCCGAGGAGATGAACCTGAAGCGCGCCGACGCCAACCTGAAGGCCATCGACGCCGCGCTGCAGCAGAACCTCACGCAGCAGGAGCGCCGTCGCCTGGAGCAGCAGCAGAAGGAATGGCAGGCGTCGATGCAGCGGTCGCAGCTTGGCATGCAGTACAGCCTGGGCATGCAGGCCAGCGCCGACCGCAACCTCGCCACCAACCTCGCGCATCAGGACCGTGTGGCCGCCGCTGGAGCCAAGGGCACCAAGTTCACCGCCAAGGAGCAGTCGGACCTCGACGCCCACAACGCGATGAGCCAGGGCTGGCCGGCGCGGTCGCCACGCTCTCGAAGGTGAAGAGCGACAAGGGCACCGGCTGGGTCGCCGGGCTCGCGCAGGAGAAGCTCCCCGGCGGCGAGACGCTGGTGTCGAAGATGCGCGACCCCTTGGTCAAGGCGGCCGTGTCGCAGTTGACCTACGTCACCGACGCCATCAGGCACGACCGGTTCGGCTCTGCGCTGACGGTGACCGAGAAGGCATCGGCCGCGCAGTACCTGCCGAGCCCCTACGACGACATCCGCGCATGCTGGAGAAGGCCAGGGAATTGCAGAACCTCGTGGCCCTGAACAACCAGCGGCTGGTCGCCAAGGGTCAGGCTCCCGAGACGATCACGCCAGGAGCCCAGGCACAGCCTGGGGCTGCAGCGCCCGCTGCACCCCAGGTGCGTGCGTCCCCGGCTCCTGGCCCCGTTCGCGTCAACACCCCGGCCGAGGCTGCCAGCTCGCGCCGGGCACTCCGTTCATCACCCTGACGGCCAGCGCCGGGTGCGCCAATGAAGATCGTCAACGACGACCCCTGGTCAGCAGTGTCCCGGCCCGCCACCGAGGCGGACTGGAACGCCATCTCGCACACCGACCGGCGCAAGCCGAGCCAGGAGAAGCTCGACGCCGACGCGGCCGAGGACCGGGAGAAGTACGACCCGACCAAGGGCATGGGCTGGGGCGAGAAGGCGCTCGTCAACGTCGGCGCTGGCATCGACTCCGCGTGGCAGGGTGCCAAGCAACTGGTCGGCCAGGGCGAGAGCGACGAGGCGATCAAGGAGAAGCGGCGCATCGACCAGCACCTCGCCGACCAGACGACCGGCGGCGGGCTGCTGCAGGTTGCCGGCGAGATCGCGCCGACGATCCCCTGGGGCTCGGTGCCGGTGCCTTGGCTGCCCGTGGGGGAGGTTGCTGCGCGCTATGGCAGCGAGCCCGACCGCTGTCGGCGATGGGCGGCGGTGCAGCCTCAGGCGCTCTGATGCCGGTCACCTCCGACGAGTCGCGGATGCAGAACATCGGCCTGGGTGCTGCCGGCGGCGGCGTCGCCCCGACCGCCCTCAAGCTCGCCATGAAGGGTGCCAGGGGCGCTGGTCAGATCGGGCAGCGGTTCGCCGCCGCCCTGCCTGGGACCGTCGGCGAGAAGGCGGCCGAGGCGGTCGCCGGCCGCAAGACTGCCGGCGTCGTCGAGAAGAACCTGCCCAAGGGCGGCATGCCGGCGCAGGACGTCTACACGCCGCATCCGCACATCGGCGGGCCCGGCCCGAGCGCAGCGGTGGCGACCCAGAGCCCCGAGCTTGCGGCCCTGGAGCGCGGCAGCCGCACGACCGGCGGGCAGCACTGGCAGGACTTCGACGCGGCGACCCACACCGCCCGCTGGGAAGCCCTCGACCAGGGGCTTGCGACCGCCGACTGACGTCGCCAAGACCCTGCTGCGCGCCAACGAGATCGGGGCCGATGTAGCCTCGGTCTACGGCAAGGCGGGCAAGGTCCGCTTCAACGACGCGATGACCGACTTCCACGCCAACCTCCAGACGGCCAAGCAGTCGGCCGCCTACCACGGCAACCCTGCCGTCAAGGCGGCCGTCGACTACGTCGAGAACACGATGGCCCAGGCGGGTCAGGTGACGCCCGAGCTTCTGCACACGATGCGCCGCACGGTCGCCAAGGGGCTCGTGGGCGTGCCTGGAGCAGGCGAGGCAGGGGTGCGTGCCGCCAGCAGCGAGCCGTTCGTCCTGGGGCTTGCCAAGGCGATGGACGAGGTACTCGACACCGCCACCAAGGGCAAGTTCGGCAAGTGGAAGGGCGACTACGCCGAGACGATGACCAAGGCCGAGGGGCAGAAGGCGGACGTCAACATCCGCTCGCGGTTCATCGACCCGGCGACCGGGACCCCCAGGAAGCCGGTCGCCGGCCTGGACGGCGTGCCGGTCCTGACGCCGCACGCCCTCAAGGAAGCGATTGCCGCTGCCGGGTCGGCGAAGCGCGGCCCCAGGAAGGGCCAGAATCTGCTCTCCACGGGCTCCGAGGACCTTGTCCAAGGGGTAAGGCGCGACTTGGACGCCGGGGCGCTCCTGCAGCGTTCTAAGGCCGCCAGCACTGGCGGCAGCGGATCGGACACCGGCAGCAACCTCGCCCAGATGGCGATCATGGAGATGGCGATGCCTGGAACCGGGCTTGCCCGGCTCGCCATCGGCCACGGCAGCCAGAAGGCCGACAAGGCGATGCAGCGCCAGCTAGCGGAGCTTCTGCAGGACCCTGCCAAGCTGCGGGCGTTCATCGCGCGCCAGGAGCAGCAGAGGCTCCTGCGTGCCCGACCACCGAGCCTGCCTGGGGTAGGCGCTGCGGCCGGAGCGCCACTGCTGATAGGCGGCGGCGAGCAGTAGGACAATCAGGCGCGCAATTACCAGTAACGAAACGGCAACGAACGGTCGCAGCAGCCCAGCCCAGAATGCATCCAAAGAGAGCCTCCTATGCCTCGTAATGTATCCGGCACCTACAGCCTTCCGCTGCCGCCCGTCGTCCCCAACACCGTCATCCAGTCGGCTTGGGCGAACACGACGACCGACGACATCGCGCAGGGCATCACCGACTCGCTAGACCGCAACGGCCGGGGCGGCATGATCGCCCCGTTCCGGCTGGTCGACGGCTCGGTCCTGCAGCCCGCCTTCGCCTTCTCGTCGGAGACTGGCACGGGGCTGTACCGTGAGTCTCCAGGCGTCATGGCTTGTCGGTCATGGGGGTGAAGATCGCCTCGTGGTCCGGCAGCGGCTACGACCTCCTGGCGACCTCGGGGTGACCGGCAACGTCGCCGTCACCGGCAACCTGTCCTTCCTGGGCAACCTCGTCCTGACGGGCGACATCGCCCTCGACGGCAACCTGGGGCTGACCGGCGGCATCTCGGTCACGGGCGGCATCTCCTCGACCGACGACATCAGCGTGGTCGAGAACTTCGACGGCATCGCCGGCTTCTTCTCGACCAACCTGTCGACCGGGGCCAACGCAGTCTCGGGCTTCAAGGGCACCAACGACGCCAACCGCAGCATCGCCATGCTGTCGACGGGCACGGGCTACACCGCCCTCCTGCCCGGCGAGCTTGACAGCACCGGGCTGATCTTCGCCGACGCCGCTCGCGGGATGGCGTTCGTCGCAACCGGCGCGGCAGGCGGCCAGAGGTGGTACACGGGCGCGTCGCCGGTCCAGCGGATGATGATGGATCAGGCCGGTCTGGTCGCCATCGGCAACAACTTCTTTCCGTCGACCCCAGGCACCACGCTCGATGTCAAGGGCACGATCCGGGGCATCGGTGGCGCGAGCGCCAGCGGCGCGGGCCAGGGGCTGCGGCTGCTGAACCTTGCCGGCACGCACGGCGCGTCCCTGACCGTCGGCGAGGTGTCGACCGACCTGACCCTGTCCAACGACACCGGGCCGGTCATCATCAACAACACCGGGGCCAACCGGGCGTGGTTCGACATCAACGGCCGGTTCGGCGTCGGCGTAACCCCGAGCTACGGCATCCACCTCACGGGCTCGACGACCAACGCCGTCATCGCCGTCACCGACCCGGCGGGCGTGACGACGTTCATGCAGGCCAACGCCAACGCCGACGGCCGCGTCGGCTCGCTGTCGAACCACCCGATGTACTTCGTCGCCAACGGGGCGGTGAAGGGCGAGTGGAACCCTGCCGGCAACTTCGGCTTCGGGATGACCGGCCCGGTCTTCCGGGTCGACGTGTCGAGCCCGGCCGGCGGCTACCCCGGCATCCACGTCGACGTGTCAGGCGCGCCCAACCAGGGCATGCTCCAGCTTGGCAACAATATGTTCCTGCAGGGCGGGGGCGACTACACCGGGCTCCGGTTCAACCAGGGCGGCGCCGAGCTTGGGCACCTGTCGACCTCGGGCAACCTGGGGCTTGGTGTCTCCAACGCAGGCATCCGGCTGCACCTCAAGGCTGCCGGCGCAGGCGCTCGCTGCCGGGTCGAGTCGAGCGACGGCAGCGGCGTCATCGCCGACTGGCTCGCCGACGGCAGCGACTCGGCCCAGCTTGGCACGACGTCGGCGCACCCGATCAAGCTCTTCACCGCCTTCGCCATCAGGCAAATCTGGGGCGCTGGCACCAACGCCGCCATCAAGCACGTCTACAACGCCACCGAGTACGTTGCCAGCAACGACCCTGGAGCGGTCGCTGCCGACATCCCCATCGGGTCCATCGTCTTCGGGCAGGCGGTGATCGTCGGGGGCAGCCCCGCCCTCACCGGCCTTGGGACCTTCACTTGCGGCGTCAGCGGCCAGCAAATCTCGTGGGGAGGCTTCACGGGCGGCAGCACCACCACCATCACCCACGGGACGTGGCGCAACATCGGCGCGCAGACCGCAGGCGGCGTCGGCCTTTTCCAACGAGTCGCCTAACCCCTGGAGCTACAAATGGCAGACATCTTCCGCAAGACCCTGAAGCGCCGCGAGGCAGCAGCCGACGCCGACGTCGGCACCCAGGTGGCGGCCGCCCCCGCGCCGGCACCCAAGCCCGCCGTCGACTTCTTCAAGCCCCAGCCGACCGATCCGGCGGCCGAGGCTGCCAAGCAGAAGAAGCTCGTCGAGATGCTCCGCAACCGGTAACCCGGCATTTAAATCAAGTTACCCGTAACGAAAAAGGCCGCCCGAAGGCGGCCTGGGGTTGGTAGCCTGAGGCGCTTACCGTGCGTTCTCGGCCCGCTGGCGACGCCGGGCAATGCCGGTGACGACAGCCAGACCGGCCAGCATCAGCGCATACGTCTCGGGCTCGGGGATCGCGGCGACCTGAAGGTTGCCGGCATAGGACGCCGACTGCCCAGGCACCAGACCGGACACCAAGCCGCTGACCTCGATGGCGTAGGTGCCGGCGGTCAGCGTCAGGAAGTCCAGGGCCGAGACGAACGCGGGAGCCGTAGTGCCCTCGGCGATCAGCGAGCCCAGCGTCAGGGCAGAGCAAGCCGCCCCGGTCCCGCCGCACGCCGAGGACTCGACGTTGAACAGCTTGGCGCTGAATTCGCTGACGTTCTGGATCGGCAGGAACACCGCATCGAGCGTGGCCGCTCCCTCCGGCGCGAGGCTGAAGACCCAGAAGTTGTCGAACGCCCCGTTGGTGCCGGTCGTGCTGTTGGTGAACGTGCTGTTGTCGAACGTCGTCGAGTCGTGCAGCCCCAGGTTGGTCGCAGGTGGCCCCTGGTAGGTGCAGCCGTCGCAGATCGTGACGGCCGCAGCCGGAAGAGCCAGGGCAGCGAGTGCCAGGGCCGCGAGGAATTTCTTCAGCATGAGCGATTCTCCTTTGAGGTGATGGGACGTTTTAACGCGGGAGCTTGCGACGCCGGGCGACGCCGCCGACCACTGCCAGACCGGCCAGCATCAGGGCATACGTCTCGGGCTCGGGGACCGGGGTGACGTCGAACGGCGTCGAGCCCGGCGTCAACTGGCCGTTGAACCAGCCGCTGCCGCCGTCGGCCAAGCCCTGGGCGTGCGTGGCGAACAGGAACCCGTTCTTGCCCTCGGGGCCGTTGACGCTGATGCTGTTGAACGACGCCAGCGTCGCGCCGGCAAAGTCCCAGGACAGGACGTCGACGCCGTCGAAGCGCGGCGGGTTGCTCGACAGGTCGATCTTCCAGTCGAAGTACCCGTCGCCGTCGGCCTTGAAGGCGTTGCTGGAGAAGCTGTAGCCCTCGTAGGCCGAGGCTCCAGTGCCGCCGACGTTGCTGATGGCGAGCGGGCCGCCAGCGTAGTTGCCGTACAGGCTGGTGATGAATTCACCGGGGGCCATCGTGCCCTGGAGGTCGAAGTGGACCCCCGTGGCGGTCTGGGTGACCTCCAAGATCGAGCAGCCGGTGAGGGCGTTGGCGCAGTTGGTGCCCCCACTGAATTCGTTCTCGAATCCGATGGTGACGGCCCCGGCGCTGGCAGCGGCTGCTGCTAGCACGAGGGCGAGGATGGACTTCTTCATGGTGCGGTGACTCCTAGAACGCCCAGGCTTAGGAGAGGTGCCTGGGCAAACCCCTGCAGGGACTTAGATGTTACTGGACCGGCGGCGGCTGCGGCGCACTGGCTGCCGGCAAATCGCTGCCGGTGATGTGGGACGACGGCGGCGGCGGGTTCTGCCGGGCTTGGTTCTCCTGGGCGATCTCGTTCGCCATCCGGGTCAGGAGGTTGTAGCTGCGCTCTGCAGGGAGCTTGCCCAGCCCCTGCAGGACGATCTCGGTTTCCTCGACGGTGAAGATGAAGTTGTACGGGTCGCGAATGCCGGCCATGCCTCAGGCTCCCTTGAAGACGTCAGGCCGGAAGAGCGACGGCTTGACATTGAAGAACGTCGCCAGTTGCGCGGCGCGCACGGCGGGCAGGGGGTAGTTGCGGTCGCCCTTGCAGAGCCGCTCCCACTTGTACAGGGACTGCGGCCGCACGCCCAGGAAGCGGGCGAGGTCGGACTTGTTGCGCTCCTCGCCGAGCTTCTCGCGCATCAGCCAGAGGAACGGGTGCGAGGTCGAGGTCTTGCCGCCGGGCATCTCGCGGGGGAGCTTGATGATGGCAAGGCGGCTGCTCTCGGGCCGGTTGGCCGGGGCTTTCGGTTTTCTCACTTGGACCCTTTCAGGCGGTTGAGGATGGCAGACTGGAGGTCGGACTTGGCGACCAGGGCATCGGCGATGCTCTCGTCCACCGTGTCCTTCGCGGCGAGGTAGTGTATCACCACAGGCTTGGTTTGACCCTGGCGGTACACACGGGCGTTGGTCTGGATGTGTTCTTCAAGGTTCCACGTCAGGCCGAACCAGCAGACGGCGTGGCCGCCAGCCTGGAGGTTCAGGCCGTGCGCGACCGACGTCGGGTGGACCAGCAGCACCGGGAGCTTGCCGTCGTTCCAGTCAGCCATGATGTCGTTGGCTGCCGTCTTGCTGACGCCGCCGCCGAGGTAGGGGATGTTGGTGCCCTTGGGCAGGACCGACTCCAGCTTGACGCGGATCGCGTCGACCTCGTGCAGGAAGGCGACCGCCACCAGCAGCGGCGTGCCCTGCTGCTCCTCGACGAGGTCGGCCAGGGCGTCGAGCTTGGCGTCGTGGACGTGGACCGAGCCCGACTCGTTGTACGCCCAGCCGTTGGTGATCTGGCGCAGCTTCATCGTCGCGGCGGCGGCGGTCACGGCAGTGAGCTTCTGGTCGCCGACCTGGGCGACGAGGTCGTCGGCCAGCGCCTTGTAGACCGAGCGCACAGCCTTGGGAAGCTCGACCGGGATCACGTTGTACGAGATGTCCGGCATCGTCAGGTAGTCCTCGGCCTGGAGCCTGAGGGAGACGTCGGCGATGGCGTTGGCGATCATCTGGGCAGCGCCAGGGCGGACATGCCACTCGTCGATGGTCCGGCCGCCGCCGATGCGCAGGGGCGTGGCGAACATGAAGAGGCGGCGGAAGTGGGTGATGAAGCGGCCCAGGCGCTTGCCGTCGTCGACGATCTGCATCTGCGCGAACAGGTCCTCGATGCCCTGGGGCGCAGGCGTGCCGGTCAGGATCGTGCGGCGGTCGAACAGGGGCAGGATCGTCTTCAGCGCCTTGAAGCGCACCGACTGGGCGTTCTTGAAGCGGGTCGACTCGTCGACCACGAGCAGGCCGGGCTTGGTGCCGAAGAGCCCCAGGCTGCCCTGCAGCAGGGCCACCAGCCACGCCACGTTCTCCGGGTTGATCAGGTAGACGTCGGCCTTCGCCTCGACCGCTGCCAGCCGCTGGGCGGCCGTGCCGTGGATCGTCGACACCTTGAGGTGCTTGAACTGGTCCCACTTCTTGACCTCGGCGGGCCACGTCAGGTGCATCGGCCGCAGGGGCACGATGACCAGGGTCGCCTGGATCGCGCCGTGGTGCTGCAGCACGCAGTGACCGGCCAGGGTGATGGCCGTCTTGCCCATGCCGGGGTCGAGGAGCAGGGCCGAGCCCGGCTGCTGGCAGACCAGGGAGATGGCGCGCTGCTGGAAGGGGAGGGGTTCGTACTGCATGGCTCGCTTTCAACTACTGAGCCTTCAGTCTACAGCAGCCTGGAGCTTCATGTCAAGCGCCTTCTTGAACTGGGGCATCGACCGGATCATGTCGACCTTGTGGCCGAGGTGCAGGTACTCCTCGTGGACGATCTTCTGCCGGGGCGACGCCCTGCCGTCCTTCGACTTGAATTCGACCAGCCAGCACCGCTCTGCCGGCAGGAAGAACACCCGGTCGGGCTCGCCGACGATGCCGCCCTGGAGCTTGGCCGAGCGGACCCCGCGCTTCTTGGCGTGCAGGCGCGCAGACCGCTCCAGGCTCGACTCGCTCACGCCTTGCTCGGGCGCAGGAGCTTGCCTACGAGCTTCGAGTCGGCGCTGCTCAACCACAGCACCCAGCCGTCCCAGTGCCCGCCGCGCTTGTCCAGTTGCTGCTGCTTGCCCAGCACGGCGCGGAGTCCTGTGGCGACCTTGTTGGCGGTCGCCGCATCGAGCCGGAGCCCAGGCACCAACTGGATGACGTCGGACGCCCGCAGGCTGCACTCGATGCAGTTGATCTCGGTGCGCTCCTTGTGCTTGTCAGCGAAGGCACTCGCTGCGTCGGCGATGGGATCGGCGGCTTGGTGCCGCTGGTTGTTGGCAGCCTGGAGCTTCTCCTCCTCGGCGGTCAGGTGGTACTGCTCCTTGGCCGCCCAGTAGGTGTGCATCTGCGCCCAGAACTGCTGCATGTCGGTCGCGTGGAATTCGTCGCACTGCTCGACCCAGACCACGAGGTAGCGGCGGCTGCCGGTGTCGTCCTTCAGGAATTTGTCGTCGTTGACGCTGGCGCAGAAGGAGGTGCAGCGCGGCCGCCTTCCCCAGGCTTCAGCGTAGGGCAGCCGGTACTCGTCGGTGTGCTTGGACAGGAACGCCTTCAGGCTGCCGTTGGCGCTCTTGCTGAACGTGGTGTCAAGCTCGCCAAGCTCGACGATCCAGCCCTGCAGCGCCTCGTGGATGCTGTCGCGTGCGGCCGAGGCGCTGGCGTCGAGGTTCAGGTGCTTGCCGCCGACGAAGTAGTCGGGTGCCAGCGACTCCAGCCAGCGGCTCTTGCGTCGGCCCTGCGGCCCCGCCAGGACGAAGCAGAGCGGCTTCTCCTGGCGCAGCCGCTTGGCTCCCCAGCCGCAGGCGGCCTCGACGGTTTGTAATGCCCAGCGACGAAAATACGTCTTGAACAGGTCGGGGGTCGGAGTCTCGACCGAGCCCAGGAGGTGCTGCAGCCGGTCCTGACCGTCCCAGGGAACCGACTCGATCCATGCCCTGACGGGGTGGTAGGGGCTCGACTCCGCGATCCGGGTCAGGTTGTCGTCGATCTCCTTCTTGGCGAGCCCCAGGCTGTTGATGGCGTCGCGCAGCGCGCCGTGGATCATCCGGTCGGCGATGTGGGGCAGCATGCTGCTGAAGCCTGCCGGGTCGATGCGGTCGGGCAGCCCGTAGGTGGTGATGCCGTTCATCAGGTTCAGCCTGGGCTGCACGCCCAGGTAGTTCAGGCAGGACAGGACGTTGGCGTTGCTGGTGTCCTGCTTGGCGGCGGGCTTGCCCTCGCCGGTCTTCCTGACCCGGTGCAGCGCCTTGAGCGGAAGGTCGCCGAGCCCCTCGGCCAGGGAGATGGCGTTGTAGGTGGCTCCAGGCTCCAGGGCGACCGGCTGGCCGGGCTTGGGCGGCGGCTCGAAGGGCTCGGTGCGGATCGCGGCGAACATCTCGGTAAGCTCGGGCCGCATGCCGCCGGGCTTGGGGCCACCCTGGTCGGTGACCCACTCGAAGAACCGCTTGCGGTAGGCACCGCCGTCGTCGCCGTGCCCGTGGAAGCACATCACGCCGGGGATGGCGGCCGGGCGGTACTTCGCCTCGGTGCGCTCGTCGGAATGCTCCTCGGGCCAGGGGCAGGCGATCTCCCACCAGCCCTCGCTCATCTCGTGGCGGACCATGCCGCGCTCGCCCAGCCACTTGAAGATCGGGTCTTCGAGGTCGACCGGGCCGCTGGTGCCGGTGTCCTTCTTCTCGATCTTGGCAAACTTGAGGTTGAACGCCTTGGCTAGGCCGTTGAGGGTGAAGGTCCGCTTGCCCTCGATGGTGATCAGGTCGGCCTCGAAGCGTTCGTTGCCGGGCTTCTCGTTCACGCTGCCGGGTATGCGGAACAACCGGCAGGCGCGGTTGACGCCCTTGTCCTGATAGCCGTTGTCGACCAGCGCCTGCATCAGGCCGTCGGCCTTCTCGATGTCCGTATCCCAGGTCTTCAGCAGGTAGCCCCACTGGTAGTTGCCGGGGCTCGTCTCCAGCCGCCACGTTGGCTCGACCGTGATGCGGTCGGGGTCGACCTTGGTGCCGACGTCGTCGAGGATGATGGCGCGCACCGCCACCATGTTCTCCCGCGTGCGCTGCCACTTGCTGCTGCTCGCGCCGGTCGAGAAGTACCAGCGGCCGGCGAGGTGCTGCTCGTGCCACTCCTGGGCTGGCAGACCCTTGGCGCTGGGCTTGGCGACGAGGAAGTGCGTGCCCTCGGGCAGCCCCTCCTTCATCAAGGCCAGGAACTGCTGCTGCTCCGAAAGTCCTGTGCTAGCATTCGGCTGCTTCATGCGGAGGCTCCCTTAGACTGTGGTGGTTGATGGGGGAAAGAGCCCCAGGGTTAACGCCCTGGGGCTTTTTCTTTGGAGCTACTTGCCGTACCTGTCAGCCGTCGTCACCGAGCAGTCGAGAGGGAAACCGGGCAACCATTTTGGCACCCTTTTCATCTCCTTCGACAGCAGCCCTGCCGCCACATCCGCGATCTCTTCGTCGGCTTCGAGGATGATCTCGTCGTGGGTGTGACCGATCACGTCGATGTGGCCGCGCCACCCTACCAGTGCCGCATTTACACGCTCGACGCAATCACGCAGCAACGCAGCGCAGAGCGCCTGGGTGGTGTTCTCGGCGAACAGGCCGTGCCAGATGCGCTCGATGCGGAAGCCGGCCGGCAGCGTCTTGGTGAAGACGATCTCCGTCTCCCAGGTGTTGATGGCCTCGCCGTCGTAGCCTGCATCTCCATCGCCGATGCTGACCAGGGCGAACCGGCCGGGATGGCTCGGGCTCGCCAGCGCGATGTGACCCTTGACCCCGTGGTAGTACAGGGTGGTGCCGCCAGGGAGGTCGCAGGCGATGCTGACGGTGCCCTCCAGCATCGGGATGATCTGCCGGTAGGTGATGCCGTAGAGGGTGCTGTCGACCCCCAGGCAGGCGGCGACGAACGCCTTGTACAGCCCGTAGCTGTACTCGGCCGCCCACCGGTTGCCGTTGCGCCATGCCTCGACGATGCTGTCGGCCTCGTGGTCGCGCAGGCTGATGCCGTAGTTGCGGGCCATCGACTTCAGGGCTCCCTTGGCACCACCGAACTGCAGCGACAACTCGGACACCTTGCCGATCTGCCGCTGGTGGTCGGTCGCCTCGGCGGCCGCCACGCCGAAGATGTTCTCGGCATTTACACGGTAGACGTCGGTGCCCTTGCGGTACAGGTCGAGCTTCCACTTGCAGCGGGCCAGCCAGGGCATGCCGCGAGCCTCGACCGCCGCCCAGTCGCCCCAGACCAGCACCTTGCCCTCGGACGCCTTGATGGTGGGGCGCAGCAGGCTCGCCAGGACGTGCATGACCTTGCCGGCTACCTGATGCCTCAGGACCGCTTCTATCGCCGCCTGGAGGTCGGGCGGTCCCTTCCTGAGGAGGTTGTGGACCTGCACGCCCCGGCTGCTGTACCGCTTCGTCTGGGCGGCCCCGTAGCAGAGGTACGAGCCCTCGGCGCGGCCGTTGTCGACCGCCCTGGCGGCCATCTTGGCGTACTTCGAGACGCTGGCCTTGCCGGCGTCGTCGACCACCTCGATCAACTCGATGACCTCGGGGTCGGCGTCCTTCGCCTCTTCACTGTTGAGGAAGTCGGCGCGGGCGTTCTTGTCGGTCGACACCTTCTCGCCCTTGACGAAGAACCGGGCGAAGGTCTTGGCCCCGAGCTTCTCGTTGAGCCACGTCTTGATGCGGGCGTGCTGGTTCACCGTGGTGATGCGGCCGCCGGTCATCCAGCCCAGCAGGGCGGATAGCTCGCGCTTCTCCTCGTCGCCATAGCCCTGGGCTGCGATGGCGAGGTCGACGTCGATGGGCAGCCCCCGGTCGTTGATGACCTCGGTCAGCATGTACTCCGCAAGCTCGACCTCGGTCAGCGGCACGAGCTTGCGGCCGATGAGGCGCTCGCTGGTGACGTCGCCCATGCAGTAGGAGAGAAGCTCGACGTACTCGCCGGGGTCGTTGGCCCAGACTGCGTTGGCGAGGTTGGGCGGCAGCGGCTTGCACCACTTCATCATGACGGCGTTGCCGCGCCTCTTCACTGCGAGGTCGGGGGCGAGCGCCAGGAAGTCGAGCGCCGTCTCCAGCTTGCCCGGCAGGCCACGCGCACGGGCGAGGGCGGCCGTGCAGCGGAACCGGTGGAGGGGCACGTCGATGTCCAGCACCTCGCGCAGGATCAGCCGCTCGAATTGAGCGTTCCAGGCGTGGACCTCGACGTCGGGGTGTCGCAGGGCACGAGCGAGAGCCGAGGGCATCGGGTTGTCGGCGGCGGCCGCCCAGTATTTGACCGGCGCATCGCCGAAGGCGTAGGCGGCGCAGAGGACCGAGGTCGAGGGGTGGCGGGCGTAGACATACGCGCCAGCCTCTTGCAGATCGCATTCGCTGCGAGTCTCGAAGTCGAGATGGAGGGGTTGCATGCCAATTCCAAAATTGAAAAAACCGGCTTACGGTCGGGGTGTAGCCTGGGGCTTAATTACCCGTAACGAAATGGGCCAGGGAGCGACCCCTGGCCCAGGTGGCTTACGACGCCCGGCGTGCCTTGGCGGGCTGCTTGGCGGCGACCTTCTTGCCGGCGGGCTTCTTGGCCGGAGCGACCGGCGCGGGCTTCTCGGCGGCGACCGCCGGGAGGTCCTTGTGCCACTTCACGATGGTGAAGACCGGGGTGTAGATGCGACCGTAGGTCTTGTTCTTGTGCTTGTAGCTGTCGCTGGACAAGCTCACCTCGGCGATCATCTTCTCCGGGTCCCGGTGGTACTGGGCGAGGTACTCCTCGGCCAGGGCGGCGAAGGCGTTCAGGCCGCCCACCGACGTGGTCGAGTAGACGAGCTTCTCGCCAGCCAGCAGGACCGACATGCCGCGCACCTCACCCCAGGGGCGGCCGTTCTCCGGCACCTTGGCCGGGCGATCCGGCAGCGGCTGGTCCATGCCCGCGATGACGTCGCCGAGAAGCTCGGACTGCACGCCAGCGAGGTCGGTGTCGGCCCAGCACTGCCAGCCGTGGACGAAGCCGTTGGGGTTGACGAAGACGTGGTCGTCCTCGGTCACCTCCGTCTCGTCGGAGCCATAGCTCCAGGCTCCGTCCTTGCCCATCTTCAGGAAGCCGACCCGCGTCGAGGCGGCCCGCTTCATGTTGGTGATGACGGTCGCGGCGAACTTGCTCGCGTCGAATTTGACTACTTCACCCATGACTATCTCCTGTGTTTCAAAAGTGCAAGGTTTGCCATCAGCGGTGCCATCGGCTCTGCTTCAGACTTCAAGGCCACGAGAGGAGCTCAGGGCTTGCCCTTGCTCTTCACGAGGTTCGAGCCGGAGGATACAGCAACGATGCATGCTGTCAACTCCTCGGGCATGTTCTTGTGCGCCTTCTCGGCCATCGCAGGCGACATGAGCTTGTCCTGCCAGATTTTGATGCGGCGGCGGCGGGCGATCTCCAGCACCTTCTCCTCGTCGACCCACTGGCGCGTCGCACGCTTGGGCTTCAACTCGTAGCCGGGGATCGGGTGACCGCTCGACGCGAGGTCGTGCGCCACCTCGCGCAGCGAGTCGAGCCACTGCTGCATCAGGTCGGCCTTGTCGAGCCAGCCGGCGAGGTTCTGCGGCCGAAGCTCGCGGACGACGACCGGCAGCGCCTCGACGACGTGGCCCATGAGCTTGGGGCAGACCGGCTTGGCCTTGCAGAACCGGCAGTGGTCGCCGGGCACGAGGTCGAAGGAGCCTGCCAGGGCGGCCTTGATGGCAGCCTCGGCCTTGACGCCCCAGGCCAGGACGTGGTCGCTGGTCGTCTCCCAGGACTTGACCGGTTTGTCCTCGTCGGGCGGCTGCACGATGGTCAGGGTGACGCCCTTGGGCATCGGGAGGTCGAACCGCTTGCGCTTGAGCAGGATCATGTAGGCGTAGGCCAGCAACTGGTCGTTCTCCTCAGGCTCCACCATGATGCCGGCACCGGTCTTCAGGTCGACCACCTCCAGCCACTCGTCGTCGATGGCGGTCAGGTCGGGCGTGCCGAAGAGGAGGTCGGAATGCTCGACCCGCTCCTCGATGCGGACGACGCCGCCGCTCTTCTTGTACGCCTTCACCACCTTGGCCGCGTGGTCGAGGTAGGGCTTCAGGAACGCGAAGTCCTCGGCCGACATCGTCGGCTTGGTGGCGTTCTGCGGCAGCAGGTAGGCAGGCCGCGACGTCGTGCAGCCGGGTGCCCTCGGTCGCGTAAGGACCCTCGGGCGGCTCGGGCAGTTGGAGCCCCAGGCCGAAGGACCCGGTGCAGGTAAGCCAGCGGGTGGCGCTGGAGGGGGCGAAGGGGGCGTGTGCGCTCATGCGATCCTCAGGGTGGTTGCGTTCTTGGGTTGCCTCGGCCGCGCGCCGAGGTCACGAGGGGGGCGGGCGCTGCTGTCGTCGACCACCGAGAGCGGACCAGCACCGCAGCAGCATGACGGCGCACCGACCTCCAACCACTTGCGGGTGGTCCGCGCGACATAGCCGCAGCCGCTGCACTCCAGCTTCAGCATGCGGGTCCCCTGCGTGGCGAGCCCAAGCACGTTGTGCTGATTCTTCAGCGGCTTCAGCTTGGCGATGGTGCGAAGCTCCAGGGTCTTGGCCTCGGCGGAAGTGAGCTTCTCGCGCACGCGCACTATCTCGATTTTCTTGCCGGTCGCGGCCGCCTTCTGCAATTCGACATGCCAGGGCCGCACGTTGTAGTTGCCGGGGTCCTTCTCCGACAGCCGGGCCAGCGCCAGATGGTGGGTGTCCCGGCTTCGACAGCCAGCGCCGACGTACCAGACCTCGCCGCCGACGACGTACTTGTAGACGTAGTAGTCCATCCGCATTTAAATCTCCAGGGTTCAGTTGCAGCTATTGCTCAGGCAGAGGAAGAGGGAGATCGCCAGCCAGATGGCACCGACGAGAATCCAGCAGAGGATGCGCTTCACATAAGTCTCCAAAGGGAGCCGGAGGATACATCTCCGGCTCTCAGGTTGTCAACCGACCTGCACGCCCTCCTCGGCGTGGCAGATCGGGCAGGACATCTCGCCGACGACGGCGTCGACCATCTTCTGGGTCAGACGCCAGAGCGCGCCGCAGTCGCTGCACTCGCACTTCAGCATCCGGGTCGGCTGCTTCTTGCGGCTCGACAAGTCGAGCGTCGAGTGCGGGAACTTGCCGACCTTGGCGATGACGGCCGCAGCGATGGCGCTCGACAGGGCTTCGGGAAGCTCCATCTGGGTCGGCTTGCCGGTCAGCCCCAGGCTCTTGCCGATGGCGACGAAGGCCGCCTTGTGGCCGCTCTTGCAGTCGTCGATGGCGTGGGCAAGCTCGTGCGCCAGGATGCTGACGACGCGGGCCGGGTCGGCGATCTTGGGCGAGATGAAAATCTCGTTGATGCCAGCCTTCGACATCTTGCGCGCCCAGCACTCGCCGATCCGCTTGCGGGCCGATCCGCCGCCGGGCCAGGAGCAGGACACCTTGACCGGCGGGAACGTGATGGATGGGTTCGCCTGGGCGACGGCGACGACGGCGGCTTCGAGCCACTGCTCGCGGGTGATGGGGGCTTGTGTCATTTCAGGGTCCGGTTGGTGGAGGAGAGCCTCTATTGTAGACCCAGGCTTTAAATCCTCACAACTACCGTCTGTCGGTTTAGCCGACGGACGTCGGCTTCGAGGTTGCGCAGGCCACGGTAGTCGGAAGGGGTCTTGGCGCTGGTGTAGCAGGCACCGGACGCCAGGACCAGCCGGAGGTGCCCGGCGTTGGTGATGACCTTGTCGACGACGAGCCCCTCGCGCTCCAGCCGCTTGATGATCTGGTTCATGTCCTTCTTCATGGAATTCCCCGTAACGTAATGGTGGTCGATGGGAGCCCTGGGCTTGGTGTCACTTCTTCTTCCGCGCCTCCTTGCGGGCTTTTTTCAGCGCCCACATCCTGGCCTTGACCGCGCCCTGGTAGATCGCGGCGATGTCGACCTCCTCGCGCTGCCGCAGACCCTTGCAGCGCAGGACGAGCAGCGGGCCGTCGAGCGTGGCGATGATCTGGCCGGTAGCCCTTGTCGCGGGTGTAGGCCAGGGTGATCCGGGTGACCGGCTTGCTGGTGTCTGTGAGGCTGCTCATGGTGGTCCTAGAAGGGGCAGGGGTCGAAGAGTCGGGCGCGGGGCACCGGCATGGGTCTGGAAGAGCGAGTCGAAGCTCCAGGCTGCCGGGTCGAGCATCGGCGGGTAGGTCTGGCGCTGGCGGCCGTTGAGCTTGGCGTGCATGTCGCGGACGTTCTCGGCGTTGGGGATCAGGTCGAAGTGCCAGGGGTTGATGCAGAGCGTGACGTCGCAGCCGTGCTGCACCGTCTCAAGGATCGGGTGCAGCGTGCGGCCCAGGATGACCTCGGCCATCGCCCGGTGCGCCTTGACCGTCCTGTGGCGGCCGTCGACGCGCACGTTCAGGTGCCCGTAGCGCAGGGGCTGGTCGGTCTTGCCCTGCCAGAGCCAGCAGACGCAGCCCCGGTAGAGGGTCGAGCCCTCCACCGTGTTGGCTACCAGCCGCTCGAAGAGCGTGCGGTAGCGGGCCATCAGATCGGCTCGCCGGCCTCGCTCTGCCGCAGCGGCCTCGCGGCCGACTGGCCGGCCTGGAGGGCTCGCGTCGCTTCCTGCTCTGCCATGAAGGCGTCGAGGGCGACCTGGACGCGCCTTGATGTGGGCGGTCGTGTGGATGTCGGCGTCGCGCAGCCCCAGGCCCTTCGCCCTTGGCGATGTCGATGGAGCGGCTGACCAGGGTCGAGTAGGCGGCCTGGGCTCGGATCGTCCTGGCGCTCGCCAGGGCAGCCCTGAGGGCGTGCTGGGCGAGCTTGGCCTGGGCTTCCGCCTTGGCGGCTTCCTTGGCGAGGTTGGCGGGATGGTTCATGCTGTAGCTCCGGGTTGGTGGTGAAGGTGGGCAGTTCGTCGCATGCCCAGGCCAAGCCACTTGGTTCGCTGATATGGGCGGGTGGCAATCTCAGAAATACTTGCCGGCGCAGATCGGGCCGATGCCGCGCTCGATGGACTCCGGGTCGGTCAGGTCGCGGCCGCAGATCGAGCAGTTGCCGCTGGCCTTGCCGTACAGGACGGCGGCCGCCTCGGGGTCTTGGTCGATGGCGAGGAGCTTGGTGGTCAGGTCGCCCAGGTCGACGCCGATGCGCTGCCACAGGGTCAGCACGCCGCGCTCGATCTTGCCGACGACCTTCTCGACGCCCTCGACCTTGATCCAGCACAGGCTGTCGCCGTTCTTGCGGGCGATGGTCAGGCCGTCGAAGCGGAGCTTCGAGAGCCGCTGCATCAGGTCGAAGAGCTTGTTCAGCGTGACGACGACGACCGGGGCCGGGGCCGGTGCCGGCACGGGGGCGGCCACGGGCGGGCGGACGGTCGCCTCGATGACCGCGCTGTAGGGCTTCGGCAGGCTCCAGGCGATGAGCTTGGCGGCGTAGCCGGCCTGCTTCTCGGAGACGAAGGAGCCGAACCGGTCGAGCTTGTCGGCCATGTCGAAGCAGGTGTCGGCCTTGCCGTCGGCGAACTGGTCGTGGCGCTTCAGCCAGCGGTTGCCGGCCTCGCGCAGGGCGACGGCGGTGACGGTCGTCTCGACCGTCGCGGGCTGTGGGCGCTCCTCCTGGCGGGCGGTCTGGGCGTAGGGAGCGAAGTTGGCGGGGTTGAACGTGGACATGGTTGGCTTCCAGGGTTGTGGCGGGGACTGACAGACGAGAGTATGAACCTGTAGCCTGGGGCTGTGTGACCGTCTGTCGGGTTAGTCGAAGAGAATGGAATTCCCAGTGACGTTAATCGACTGGGAACCCACGGCTACATCGCCTTCAGAACGGCCAGGGCGACCGCCAGGACGACGATGACGCCGACCCAGACCCGGAAGATCGTCCGCCTGGGAATGCGGGGTCCCTCGATGGCGCAGGCGTAGTGGGTGTCGGGCACTTGCTCGCCCATCCGGCGGCTGAAGCGGACCCCGGTGCCGGAGTCGTGAAGGGTTGCGGTGGTCATGGCTGCTCTCCAGTGTGCGGGTTGGCGGCGGTCCTGGCCTTGTAGATGCGCTCGGCCTGCTCCCAGGCTTCGAGGGCACGCTCGGCGTGGCGGCGGCGCTCCTGCTCCTCGGCATGGTCGACCCAGGGGGCGATGACGAAGAGGTACAGCAGCACCAGCACGAGGAAGAGCGTCAGGCCGCTCCAGAGCCACTGCATGGCGCTCACGGCTGCCGCCCCTTGCGCACGTTGACGCCCGTACTCGCCCGAGGTCAGGCGGATGGTGTTCTGGAGCTTCTCCCGCTCGCGGGCGGCGACGTCGGGGCGGCGGCGTGTAGACGACGCTGCTCTTGAACGGGTTGCGGCAGGCGTTGATGACCCAGGCCACCAGGCCAGGAGGAGCAGCGGCCAGACGTTCCAGACGGCTGCGAAGAGGTAGGCGATGAGGTCCCATGTCAGTTCCTGATGATGTCGATGGTGTCGCACAGCTTCTCGATCTGCTGCAGCCGGGTGATCTCGCGACGGCGCACTCGCGCCCGGTGCGTAGGGCTGGCTGAAGCAGTCGTCCTTGTGGCGCTTCAGCGCCTCGAAGATGGCTTCCCAGGTGCGCTCGACCTCAGCGCAGGCGCGTGTACTCGTGGGTGCTGATGGTGGTCATGCTCATGTTGATGCTCCAGGCTGGTGGTGGTCAGTCGATGTTGGCGATGATGCTGCGGGCGATCTCGTCGATGTACGTCTCGTAGAAGTCGTCCTTGTCCTCCTCCTCCTTGTAGTCGTCGGGGTACTCCTCGCGGGCGCTGGCCTTGGCGTCGGTCAGCAGCGGCTTCAGGAGCTTGCGCAGGGCGAGGTGGCGGGCCGGCTCCTTGACGATGCAAAGCTCGACGCCACAGAAGGCGGGCAGGCGGCCGCCGACCTCCTCGCCGACCTCGGCCCAGACCCGGTACTCCCAGTGGAACTGGTCGAGCTTGAACGCCTTGCGAATCTCGTCGACGACGAAGGCCGCCTCGGCCTTGCGCACGTTGCGCGCACGCTCCTCGACGATGTGCTTGCTGGCCTGGGCGGCCGCCGCGTCGTTCTCCTTCTGGCGGTAGGCGGCGAAGGCGATGATGCTCTCGACGTTGCCGTAGCTCATGTTGGAGCGGACCCAGACCTCGGGGTCCTTGGTCGGCTGCATCGGGTACACAGACAGGCCGAACTTCGCCGGCTCGTACTCGTACCGCTCGGTGCGCTCCAGGCTCTTGCCAGGGCTCGCCTCGATGGGCGACTTGAGGGTCAGGGTGATGCGTTGGTGGTCATGCTGTAGCTCCAGGGTCAGAAGGTGAAGGTCATGCCGAAGGCACGCTTGGCCTTGAACTGCTTGTAAGGATGGGGAGCCGACTTCACGTCGAGCGCGCCGCGCTTGCCGACCTTGACGAACCAGTGCTGCCTGGGCGACGAAGCGCAGCAGGTTGTCTCGGGCAGGCCGAGCCATGGTCGGTGGTGGCCTTGACCCAGATGACACCGTAGTCGGTCGGCTGCAGGTCGAGGTCGAGCGTGTCCTGGCGCTCTGGGTTGGTCGTCCAGTTGCTGGGCGCATGTATCGGCGGAAGGACTCGATGGCGCGGGTCTGCGATGGTGTTCATGCGTTGGGCTCGGTGGTGGCGGTGGTCTGACAGGGCGAATGCTGGGGGCTGGAGCCTGGGGTGTCAACCCCCTGGCAGGGGGCCGACTGAATTCCCAGTGACGTTAATCGGTCAGCCGACGACCGAGGGTGCGGCCGCAGCGGGGGGGTCTTGCGTGCCTTGGCGGCCTTGACCTGAACGGGCACCACCGAGATCGAGCAGCACATCCAGGCGAGGTTCTTGGCGACCGCCGCAGCGTGCGCGAGGCGGGCGGTCGCGGTGGTACGAGATGACCGCAGGGCTGGTGGCGCTTCCTGCACGTCTCGTCGAGGTACTCGTTGCGCTAGTGCGAGTGGGCGGCCTTCTTCATCCGCTCGCGGAATTCGGCCTCGCGGAAGCGAGTGGGCGACCAGCGCCCAGGTGTACTCGCGGTCGGTCTTGCGCTGGTGCCGACGACGGCACCGTTGAGAGTGACTTGCAGGGTCTTCATGGTGTAGCTCCAGGGTTGAGGTGAGGGATCAGCCACCGATGCGAGCCCAACGCTCGTCGTCGGCCTCGCGGGCTTCGAGGGCGAGGTCGTCGGCCTGCCCGTACTCGACGTAGGCGTCGGAGCCGTAGATCGGGCGGCCTTCGGGCCAGAGGTCGAAGCCGACCGCAGGCGCTTGAGGTCGGTGACGCGGGCGTTGAGGCGCGTGGCGAGCTTGGCGGCGGCGATGGCGCTGGGCTCGGTCGAGGAGATCACGGCAAGCTCGGCGGTGTCGCCGTGCTCGTTGGAGCCCTGGACGTACCAGTAGCAGGCCGAAGGACTCGCGCCGTGGGTTGGTGATGTCGGCGTTCTCGGGGTTGACGTCGACGACCACGAGGTCGCTGCGGGTGGTGAAGGACCAGCGTTGGTCGAGGGGTGTGCAGGTGTAGCTCCTGGGTGGTGGTGGTGACTCTGCCAGATGGCAGCCCCCTGGGCTGGTTGCCAGGAGGCTGCCGACTAGCGTGCGGTGGCCTTGAGGAAGTCGGCGGCGGCCTGGGCGGCCTTGATCTCGGCACCCTCCAGGGCGTCGTCGATGCCCGCCAGGGAGCCGACCACGCGGGCCAGTTGTCGGCGGGCGACTCGCGGACGAAGTCCTGTGTGGCGCGGGCTGCTGGCTTCCTTGCGCAGGGTCACTCGCGGTCGAGGAGGGCGATGCGGACCTCGTGGAAGCTCGACGGTCAGTTCGACGGCGACGTTGGCGTTGATGGCGAGTGTCATGGTGTAGCTCAGTGGTGGTGGGTTTAAATGATCACTTGACGATGGGGAACTCGGCGTCCAGGGCGGACAGGTCGACGACCGGGGCAGCCCACTTGCCGCCACGCACGCGCTTGTCGCTGATGGCCCAGCCGCCGATGCCGCACTGCTTCCAGTTGTAGTTCGCCAGGGCGAAGCGCAGCATGTTGTTGACGACGTGCGTCTCGGTGGTGTCGAACTGGGCAGCAAGCTCGGCGATGGTCGGGGCCAGCTTGCCGTCGAGGCGCAGGGTCTTGACGTTGTTGGCTTCACGGTAGGCGCGCTGGCGAGCGGCTGCGTCGGCATGCTTGGCATGGGCGGCCGCGCTTGCCCTTGGCCGCCTGGGGCAGGGGACCGACGAAGGCTGCTTCGGTGGTGGCGATCTGTGTCATGTTTAAGCTCCGCTTAGTGGTGGTGTCAAGCTTGTATTCTAGTGAGTTTTGGAGCCTCAGGCTACCGTTTGTCTGGGTTGTCGTGAGAAAGCACCGGAATGAGGGGGCGTGGCACCACTGTGGGCTACGCCCGGCAGGCATACAGGCACCCTGGGCAGCACCCCCTGCAAAAGAGCCTCTACGCCCGGTAGCACTACTGGCACTACTCTCTTCTACACTAAGGTGTTGAATTAAAGGTAAGAGGGCCTGCTGGGGATCGGTCGGGGAATTGACGCAATCGCGAGGGAAAACAGGCGGGTGCCGGCTAGTGCGGTGGTGCTGGCCTTCGGCCGTTTGGGGGTACATTTGCGCGCATGTCAACCCCTCATTCACCGGGCGACAACGAAAAACTGTCGGACCCTGTCGGCAACCTGAACCGCGCCGGGCGCAAGCCGGGCGTGCCCAACAAGAGCACGGTCGCCTTCCGCGAGACGGTGCAGGCGCTGCTCGACGACAACAGGGAGAAACGTCGCCCTGTGGCTCAAGCAGACGGCCGAGGGCTCGCGCAACAGGAAGGTCGGGGGCAAGACCATCCCCGGCCGGCCGCCCGATCCTGCAGGCGCTGCGAGGCTGCTGGCCCAGCTAGCCGAATTCGCAGCGCCCAAGCTCAACAGGTCCGAGGTCGTCGGCGAGGGCGGCGGCCCGCTGACGGTCGTCATACGCAAGGAAGCCTGAGGCATGGAGCAGCACGATGTAGCGGCCGCCAAGGGCTGGCGCACGGTCCTGAAGCCCAACGGCCACGACGTCGAGCGTTCGCCATTCCGTCACTGGTAATTGGCCGCCCGACGGTCCACCCGCTCTACGCTGACGAGGCGCTGGTCGGGTCGCGTCACCGACTGGCTGATCGAGCACGGCCAGACGGTGTTCCAGATGTTCCTGCTCGACCGCGACGAGAGCACGCACAGCCTGATGGTGCTGCAGCGTGTAAATGTCCCGCACGCTGGTCGCGTGCTGTCCCTGGGCTCCGGCATCGCAGGCATGGAGGCGTACTGGAAGACGGCGCGACCCGACGTCCAGTTCACGCTCGTCAACGCATCCAGGGCGCAGCTAGTGCGCTCTCGCTGCCCTGGCGAGCGGGTGCAGTGCGACATGCGCTCGCCTCTCGCTGCGCTGCCTGGGCGGCTGGGCTGGTACGACCTCGTGGTGATGGGCTACTC